CCATAGGGGGTGTGTTTTCCACGACCCCCTCCCCCGGTATCTCAAAAGAGATCCTAGGGTTGGGCATCTCAACAATTTTGAATTAGAACAGATCTAAATTCAAAATTATTCTTTGATGTGAATTATAAATTACATTTACAATTCATCCAATAGTTGATTGCAGTTGAATGAAAGTTAATTCATTCGCATTTAATTGATTTCGAGTTGCAATGACAATGAATGATAACAATCAACATCAATGAATGATGATTAACAATGATCATTGTTAATCACGACAACGAATAGTATAATGAATGATGTGATTCATATAAGCAAATTCTATTTGTTACTTATATGAATCACATCATTCATCGTCATTCATCATTGTTGCTGTTGCTATTCATGTATGTTGACAATGACGAGCAACATGATGCAATCAGATGTGCAATCGCATCATGCTATTCGTTTGATGCAGCAGATGGAACTTCACGCCATGATGGACGTTTGGCTAATGTGTACACACCCAAAGGATCATGAGCAAAGAGATCTCGAATCATTCGAGCATACTCGATTGCTTGATCCTCATCAGACATGTTGTCATAACCCATGAACATTTGGCTAACTAGACCACATGTATCATAGCCCATGGCAATGTCTAGATTCATCCACCCTTCGAAATCAACGAATGGATTGATAGGATTGTCCACTGTAGTTACCAATACATCATGCCTAAGACATGCTTGCTCTAGTGGTGATAATGTCATACTTCATCACTTCCCAAGGTTCTCAGACAATGTTGAAGTTGAAATACCCAAAGCATCTGCAACTTCTGCATTGGTATAGCCAGCATTCATGAGCGATTTCGCTCTAGCAATAGCCCAAGAAGGAAGCTTTTCTTTCTTTCTCGGAGTAGCCAGTTCTCGAACTCGATCAGGATCGGCGTATTGCAGTATCTCACGAAGCCTGTTAGCTGAGATGGCCCTTGCTTGAATTGCCTCCCAGTCTCGATCCGTAAGATCCACCCTCTTGGATTGAATACCAACAATGGCTCTAGCTCGTTTGAGTTCTTTTTGTCCAGCCTTCTTGAGATCTTCCTTGTCGTAATCAGGATGATATTCCTTGATAGCACGGAGCCTCTCATTGGCTATGACCTGAGCCTGGCGTTCCAGGGGCTGGTTCTTCTTGGCTTCATTGAGCTGGGCTACCATCTTCTTAACTTCAGGGGCGTATGTTTTTCTCGCCTGGGGGTCTACTTTGAAAGGCTCCGCCTGGAGGTAGGCCTTTCGAGATTGGTTACCCAAATCTTTCATGCCGTTAGAGTAACGAGCATAAATAGATTCCATCAAAGTACCAGAAGAAAGTTCCCTGGCATCCTTAGCCTCGGCAAGTTTTGTAGACTTCGTAAGGTTGGGGACTGTTTCATAACGAACAACATCACCCTTCGAATTACGAACTGCTCGACCGTGAGACTCGCCGGTAAGTTCGTAACGCTTCTCACCGGTCTCAGGATCGATCGGACCGCCATTCTTCATGGACCGGGGCTTACGCTCCGGAAGACGGACCACACCCTTAGCTCTTGAAACAAGTGTAGAAGCTCCACCACTTTGGAACTTCTCCTTGAGAGCCTTGATGTTATTATCAGTCTCGGATTGTTTCCAATCAAGCTTATGCTTTTCGGAATCAATCACCACCATGGAATGGCGAACTGCTCGAACCAATTCGTCAGGACGAGCGCCTTTGATTGTCATATCGGTAATCAGATTAGATACGATACCCATCTGACGCTGCTTCATCTCCGGAGAAATCAAACGTTTGTCGTTAGACTTGATGTCTTTTGGCAAAGCGTATGATTCTTTGGGATCGAATCCCTGAAGTCCTTTCAATGGAGCGGCATTCTTAATCTGACCGCTTTTATTCGGAATTACCTGAACAGTATCTCCGTCAAAGTCAGCACCTGATAGACGTTCGGCTACTTTGGAATTAATGCCGACTGCATCCTTCGCATTGCCGATGTATTTAAGACCTTCCTTGTTTCGATTGTTCACCACAAGTTCAGGCATCTCAAATCGACCAGCGTGCGGATAACGAACCAGCATCACCTTCTCGCCATTTCGGTAGTTCGGCGCATAGATCTCACGATCACTTAACGAATTAATCGGAAGGATCACATGAGACTTTTGACGTGGGACAGCAGCGGCTTTCAAAGAAACGGCAGCAGAATCGCATTCGTCAGCAAACTCTTGAAGAAGCTTTTGCTTGACGACTGGATTGGTCAACGATTTGATTTCTTTCAGATTCAATCGAGAACGATCCAAAGCGATGCCGAGTTGCTGAGAAGCAAATGAAGGTTCCTGCTTGGAAAGCATCTGAGATGGAAGATTCTTTGACCAACCATCCCAGTCGCCTTCGGTGTTCAGAATATTCAGGGCAGATTGCTTCTTCTTGCCGGTCTTCGGATCCACATACATAGGCTGCAAACGCACCGCGGCCTTGAACGGGTTCTCCGTATCGATGACTTCTGTCCCATTGGCAGACTTGATGGTCTGCATCTTCTTCAGAACATCCATCTTCGGAGTGCCCTTGTGCTTGTTGGTGCAGAAGGCCACATCGACACCAGGCGGGAACGACCGAGGATCACCAACAAGTGCCATACCCTTGAGGTAGTGAGTGCCATCGACAGCAATTCGAACCTGGGCGTAACGTTTACCATCCGGCAACTGAAGATCAGGAGCCTTGGGATTGATCAGCATCACGCCATCTCGTTCGACGCCCTTGAATCCAGCAAACTTATCTTCAGCATAAACGATCTTAACTCGCTTGCTATCGATTGAGACTGGAGGCTTCAGAGCACCGGAAGATCCTTCTGGAATGTCATCAAGGTTCTTCGCCAAAGAAGCGATACGCTCACGATGAGCATACAAACCTTCCGGGCCCGAAACCTTGACACCGGGAGCGGTCAACAGCTTAAGGGTCGTCTTCTGGCCAGGACCAGTGCCGAGCTGATTCTCATACATGTAGTGGACTTCGTAGCCCTTATCGACGGCCATCTGCACTGCGACCTTGAGCTTATCGGCAGAAGTTCCCAGATATAATTCCGAGGATTTACCGATGTCAAGACCACCGTTCTTCGGAACCGAAGCCATAAGCTTTTCTGAGATGTCCGTAGCGATGTCCTTGCGAACTTCACGACCATCTTTAAGCCAGCCACGGACGGTCGATTCGGAACGTCCGAGTTCTTTGCCGATAGCTGTAGCACCCCAACCTTGCTTCTGGAGGTTCAGAGCTCGGTTTCGAGTATAGTTCTCGGCTTCATTCCATGCCATGGAATATCGGGCTCGATACTCGGTCGTGGTCATGCCAAGCGCTCGTGCAATTTCGGTGGAATTTTTAATCCCTTGCTCTTTAAGCCGAGCCACCTGACCCAACAAGCCATTGGCTCTGGTCAAGGAATCCTCATCGCCAGAACCCCATTTGTACCGTCCGGAATGCGGAGTGGCACCCTGATGTGGAGTACCGTAATGCTCGAAGTCATACAACGACTCGTCATCACCAGAATATGACTCTTCAGCCATAATCCGCTCCTTTCTAGAAGATCAATTTATTAACTTTCGCTTCGGCGCGAAGTTCACGAATCATCTTATCATCATGAACGATAAGATCCATAATATCCTTGATGGTTTCCGGATCAGTAAACTCTTCGATGCGAACTTCATCATTCTGATAGAGTCGACATTCGAAATTGATATCATCCGGTTTGATGTTATACTCGAGACAGAACAGAGCGCAATACACATGCAGCTGTCCGAACTCGAGCACGTCCTTCTGACCGGTCTTGAGATCAAATACTCGAAGCAGTTTCTTCTTCGGATCAAAACCGATAAGGTCGGCAGTCCCGAAACAATACTCACTGTAGTAGAGCACCACTTCAGGACTCATGTTATATCCAAGACCATCATTGATGAACTCGTTGATAGTCTCATGATTGCGCGGCATCTTACGACCCATACGATTGGCGAACTCGGCAAAGGCGTGAAGCTGCGTTCCGCGCTCCTTCATGAGATTCGAATAGAAGATATCCTTGAAGTGTTCATCGTCATAGTTAAGCCAGACATGATGGCTGGCGCTCAGATATGCGTGCTTGCCTTCGAGGTCGGGATGCTGATTGAACGTGAATGCCATGTGAACTCCTAAAATGAAAAGCCGTGATTCCCTAGGCTTTGGATAGATATCGCTTGACTTGGTCCACCACATCATCTTCATTCGAAGGATCGACGAACGAAGCAAAACCGCCATCGTCGTTGATCTTCTGGACGAAGTGATCCTGATTCGGTCGATGGGATGCGGTAGCTGAGCGTTTGACTTCCAGCGAAGCAAATCGGCCATGTGCGAGTATCAAGAGATCCGGGATACCTTGTACTTGGTTCGCATCGGCTTTCATGACAATGGATCCTGGAATCTCTGTCCTCAATCGCTTGACCAGTTTGCGCTGGAAGTCTCGCTCTAAAACCATGAAAACCTCCAACCGTAGAAAACGGGAGATACCTGTAGTTATATGTATATTCTATCCATTATGGGAAATGTACGAGACGATGTTTGTGCACATTTGTGCACAAATGATCTAGATGTATTCAGCAACGAAGTTATCAGACCATATGCCCCTTCCACACAATAGATCGCGCAACGAAGTAAGACTAAAGCCTTTCTTGATACTTGCTTCATAGATGTTCGGAAATACTTCCGAAGTACCGTATCGAAGCGTGGTGATCTTAATCGGATGATCCTGGTACTTCCTAACCGGATGCAACGGTACCACATGCATCCATCCGATCTTGATGATCTCATCGCCGTTGTGCTCGACGAGTTCGCGCTTGGCGTCCTCCAGCTGCATTCCGGCATAGTAGCTGTAGTCGTCGATGTCCTGGCAGATATGATTATCTTCCATGACTCGCATGGGCTGTTCGAATATTGGTTCGCGAAAACGCATGATTCCTCCTAATACACTCGATGGGCATCGGTAATGTACACATGCACAAGATGCCGGCACTTCACGCAGTAGACGATATGCAACAACAAGCGAACACCATTCAAATCGATTTGACTCGGGGCATCATCCCGAATGACTGGTGCGGTCACTTCCCAGCTCTCTCGATCATGGTTGCAATTAATCCCCTCTGTCGACATTTGCTGTGCGATCTGTCGGATGGCGTCAGCATCGACGTGAGGGATCTTATCGAGCGGTACCATGAGTTTGGTTCGCTTGCGACATCCGGAACAATAACACGCCAGAACGAAATCGTTCATGGAAAAATTACGACGTTCCTGAGGTGTGAGTTCATCCGGATCGATCTTCGGGATACTGATGCATACCGGAGTCCCTGGTTGACATCTGCACCTGATCATGTCGTGAGCGATTTCGTAAATGGTTTCTCGATTGCCATCGAGGATAAAATAAGTCATGACGGTTCCTTTCTGCAAAAAAGTGGGTTTCAAATATGTACAATTTGTGTGACGTAGGTTATACTTTATTACTTTTCATATTATAATGATTATATTTCTTTTTTCACCGGAATAAGAAGTATGTCACAGAAATTGTACATACAGAAAAACACCCTCAAAACCCCAAAAACGTTGAAATTCCAACGTTTTCAGGCCCTAAAAGACGTTTTCAAATATGTACAATTTGTGTGACAAAACCGATTTGTATGTACAATTTGTGTGACAAAACCGATTTTGGCGTTTTTACCGCATCAAGGGCATTTTCGCTCATGTCACACAAATTGTACATATGTCACACAAATTGTACATATTTAGAAGTGCTTTTGTCACACAAATTGTACATATTTAGAACTGCTTTTTAGTACCATTCACTCCCTTTAAAACTGGCGTTTGAGGGGTCGTACCGCGTAAAAGACATCTTTCCGACGTCCACGCAAGTCATCGCAAAACAGTCCGGACACCATACCAAATGGTACTGTTCGTCACCGCTGCTCAACGGGAACCACTGCTTCGCCAAAGCCTTACGCTTCTTGAACCAGATATAATTCCTGGTATTCTCCTCCCTGACATGGAACGCGATATCCTTCGATCGAACCGCGGAAGACATCATCAATCTGTGATGTTCGCATATCCGACCATTCCTGTTCTTACGAGCAGGAAGCCCATCCATCGCATGACGAATCACTACTCCGCGTGATGGCGACACCGCAGAAAACCATCCATTGGTCTCGATCCATCCAGATCCATGTCTCCTACAGCGAGGGCAATAGGCATTGATCTTCGCCTCGGTCATATCGTATGATATTTCAGGATGTGCAAGATCCGTCTGTAACAGCAGAATATCACTCATGATGATCTCATGTCTCGGCGACAGATCATCGCATGACCCGCGATGATCGATCAATCTCGTAATGGTATTCTGCACATCGCTCATCGGATTAACCAATTCGAATTCATTGATACGCATGTTTACTCCTTACCATAATCGAACCGCGTTTCCTGGTACCACGCAGAGGAGGTATCATAGGCATTGAATACGTACTCGCGATGCTTGCGGCAATCAGGGCATATCACCTGATGGGTCTCGCTATATATATCCAAAGTGTATCCATCGGGTCTCAACATAACCTGATCTCGGTCAATATGAGTTATTTGTCCGATTCCGTATCCAGCAGGATTGTCTCCGCAGAAACTCCCATTGCTTTCTACCCATTCATGTAGTTCTTGAATATCGAACGGATCGTGTTGTATGTTTCGGTATCCGGTATGGATATACACGACAGCCATTCTCCCTTTCGGCATGATCACCCCTTTTGTCGCGCACTGCTCCTCAAGAACCCGGAAGCGTTGAAATCCTCCTTGTTCCGAAGTGCCCGGATGATTCCCAAATCCAAAGGCGCGAACGATCGCATGATATAGTAGTTCAGGGTCTTGTACGACGTGTCGAGTCTGTCAATCCTGCCGGCCGCCTGCTCCGCCTGTTTATAGCTGTACGGCAGCGACCAATACAGGACCGTGTTGCAGCTCGTGCAATTCCAGCCCTCGGATCCTGCCTGAAACTGCACTGCATACACCCAGGCATTCCCCTGAGGCAGATCATCGTGCCGACCGCCATTGTACTGGTAGACCGGCACGCCCGTGACCTCTTCAAGCTTCAGAATCTGTTCGAGCTCGGCACGCAGCGTGTAGAATATGATCACCTTGCGATGATCACGCACCACATGTGCGGCGTACGACAGACGTGTAGGATCCGTATCAATCACCCTCCGCAGATAAAAGCACAGCTCCGTGGCGTTGAGGAACGGCTCCTCCGTCTCAGGATTCCACCGTGTCTTCATCGCCTTGCGAACCGTCTCCTTATCATATGCGCAGGTCAGCTGATGCACCACACGTTCGGTCTCCCTCGGCACCTCGCAGGTCACCAGCACGTGATCACGACACCGGTTCAGATAATCCTCATCGATCCAGCGGTCTATCCTCGGATATTTCGTGTACCGGGAGTATACTGCATGACGACGAAAAAACTCGGTGCGATTGCGGTAGAACCCGTCCGCGACAAATATCGGGCACCAATCGCTCCAGGTATCGGCGGGAGTCGCACTCAGCATCACCCAGGGATTACGTCTGGCGATCCGCACGAACGCCTTGCTCCAGGCTCCGGAACCGATGGCACGCTGCTCGTCGAATATGAACACGGCCGATGTATCGACGTATTTCGTGATGTTATTCCACGAATCCACCGTGACATGGACTCCGCCCATCTTCTTCGAATTCTCACCCTGATGCAGGGCATAGCGATAGAGCTCGTCATCCCATTCGTGGTTGTCGCGTTTCTTGGCGGTCGTGATGATCACCAGATCAGGACTCCCCGGCATGATCTGGAACAGCTCGCCGTTGGCGTTATGCGAGGTCCGAACCGTGCAGCACTTGGTGACGTACCAATATAACGCCATGATGGACTTGCCGGCGCCAACTCCGGCCGCCAACACCTTGCCCGACCTCAGGGCCTGCACGCACTCGTGCTGAAACTGTCGTAAGTTGACACCAGTCATGATTACTCCTCATCGTATACGAGAACATCGCCGTTCTCAATGGTCCGTTGGATCCGCCACGTGCCCGACTCAATATCGTAAAATGCCTCACCGAGCTGTTCGTCGATGTCGTATTGGATCTCCGGCTCGGTCATCTGCATGACCTCATACTGCTGAAGGCCGATGGCTGATCGCATGTGTTCAAGCATGTTACAGACCCAATCGGTGAACTGTCTCGCCTCGAGTCGTCGACTACGGAACAGTGCCTGATATATGCCATGTTCGTTGATGACGAGCATCGATCGAGTGATGTTTTCTCCTTGTAATCTGTTATACCCATTAGGTATATTAGATGATGGAATGGGTAGTCTTCGTAGATCATTTGCATTAATGCGCTGTGCTATTTTGAAAGTATGAAGATCCAACGCGTCGCAAATATCTTTTAGCACTGCATACCACGTTCCGCAATATTTTACGAAACGAATATCGTATCCATACCAGTTCTGTGTTCTGATTTCCATGATTTCACTCCTTATTATCTATCAAACAAAGAACGGATCAGCATTCTCTTGAATATAACTTGTTACGGCAATTGACTTCGAATTCGTCAAACTCGTAACTTCATAAATTCTATTATCATCAGACAGATCGGTTACAACGAATACGAAGTAGTTTCCTCGAATATACCCTCCAGTCTTTATAGACAGGTGATAATCCTTTCGTCCATCAAACAACTTCTTTTCATCAATGTAACGACGAACTGCATATTCAATCAGATAGTTCATTGTTTACTCCTTATTATATCAAACCTAGTACTTTAACCCGACAAAGTACTAGGTTTTTACGCTAAATACAACATGTGGCCACAGAAACCTCGCGAAATGTGCACAATACGTGCGCGAAACGCGATATATGTTTCCTGGCCATATGTTGAGATAGCGTTTTATGTTATTTTGTCACAATCTGCTTGTGTTTTCGCACCATATCGCCGATATAGTATGCAATGGTCGAGCGTTTCAGCTTGAGAAACTCCTCTTCCGATTGGTTCCAGCTGATAATGGCATGTCGGTCATCCACATAGGATGCCGGCGCCTTGGCCGTCACCACCGAAGCGCTCCAGATGAACATGTCGATGGACCGATCGAGGTTGAGACGGACTTTCTTCTTCCACCCCCAGAACCAGGTGTCCTCAACGGGATCGTATTCGAATCCGAGGTTCTTGAGCTTCCATCGCAAATATGGTCCGATGCTGACAGAGGTCATGACTCCTCCTCGGTTGAGTTTGGATTATATTGGTACGTCACCACATCATAGATCTGTTGCAGTTGCTCCGTCGTCTCCGCGCCCAAATGGATATCGGGAAGCGCGGCATAGTTCAGATCAATGCAGATCATGGCCACGAAATGACCGTTGTGTTCGTTCTCGGCATCGGTCACCAAGGCCAGACGAGCGGTGAAATGACTGATGTTCTTATGACGCCATTTCGAGAGATTCGGCTGATCGTCGATGTTGCCATCCCAGACGAATCCGAGTTCGCGAAACTTGTCGATCCATTCGGCTTTCTCGAGAGCCTGTTCGTGGGTAAGAGTATCCGGTGTCATGGTGTTCTCCTATTCCTGCCAGATCTCACGATTATCCATCTCGTGGTATTCTTCCCGTGAGATCGGGATATAGACTTGTCGCCGGCAACGTGAACACATTGCCAGACATTCGTACTGCATGGGACTGATTTCCCATGCATCGGTGATGATGATCGAGGCTCCAGCATGGCATGATAGCTGTCTGTGAGCCTTGTCGAATACGCTGGCTGGAGCCATGGCGAATATCCTTTCTCATCATACGTCTTCGAAATGGAAGCCGTATAATGTCTGTTGTTTCCTATACCCGTTCAGTAACTGCGAGATCTTGGTCTGGACCGTATGTGGATCTGCATTGGTATAGCCAGCATTGATGAGATATTGTGACGTCTCCGCAATGGTCGGAAATGTCAGATCGAGCTCCACAATACGATTCGGACGATGACGTCCGTGACGAGTATCGTTGTCAGGATCGGGTTGTTCGCCAAGCCAGGCTATGACCGTACGGTTGCCGTTGAGAATCGCCTCGACGGCGAATAACAGGTCAGGATGCTTGATACGGGCATACTCGCGCAGCCACACGTCGTAGTAGCGCGAATATGCCTCCCAGGTGCGTGGCGTGTCGGGATTGATGGACTCCAGCTGTCCCACGGTCTCACGACGGATCTTCATCATCTTGCCGACTTGATGCTGCGTGAGACCAAGCAGGCACCGTGCGCTGCGATATTCGTCAGGCGTTGGCATGGGCCGGCTCCTTCGGAAACATCAGGCCAAGGATTCCGAGCTGGTCGAATTCATCCAGCAGTTTGGTATCGAAAACCGTGAGCTGTTCGTCTCGCAGAATATAGCACTCCGGAGCCCGGACCGTGAGACCACGGCCGACAGCGATGTTGAAGACGTTCGTCGAGAACGTTCCATCGGAATAGCTCTGCGGGAATGTCCATGCGAGATCATCGGACCCGGCATGTTTCGGCAAATATCCAAGATCGTTGATCCTCGAGACGAATTCGTAGATCTTGTCCGCATCCAGTCTCCAAACATCCGCAGGAGCGGTGTTCGGAAACATCTTGAAATTCGTCGTAACGTGTTTGATCGATCCGCAGAACGGGCACCAGCTGGTGCATTCGTACATGCGGCCTTCGTCGGCAACGACCGTCGGCTTGGTCATAGCTAAAGGCGTATCGCATTGACATGCTCGCATCTTTTCGACAACGAAAGACATGCCATTATACATCACGATAGGTGAGAATGATGTGCTGGACAGGGTTATGAACGGCGAAAAAGTTGTGTCTGACATGATTGCTCCTTTGTGTACATATATCAATCGTATTTGGTTTCCAAGGCCATCGGACGATCCGTATTCTCAACCGGACGTTCCTTCTGGCAAACATGCTCCAGGATCCATCGAATCTGTGATGGATCATTGGAATATGGCGCCAGCTCGTACCAGAGAAATACATCGCCGCTGCCGGTGATGAAGCTTACCCCATGCGGTCCAGCGGATTTGTATTCGAAGACACTGTTGGCGAGTTCAGGCAAGACATATTCGAATATCTCTTTGGCCTTGGCATCGTAGACGTCAGGGCTTTTATCCTGAGGCTCATAATTCGCCACTGAAGTTCGCCTCCTTCGTCCATAGATACCATTGGTCGAATTCCACGGTGAATATCGCATATTCGGTCGAGTCGTCGACTTCGTATTGATCGTCATTGTAGAATCTCCTGGTCGCTCTGTTGATGACCAGCTTCAATGAATGATCATCGAAATCCTCAGCCGATTCGACGTTCGATGCATCGTCCGGGAATATCAGCATGAAGATCTCCCAGAGACGATCGAAGTTGCTCGGCAGATAGGAGACATGGCGAGCCCTAGCAATACTTTTCCGAGACGTCTCGGCCACCCATGCTGTTGCCACTGGCTCGCTGAGACTTGGCAGGTTTCGGGCGTTGCTTGTTATCATGGAGTTCCTCCTGATCCTTGATGTCAATAAAACCGCTGGCAGTGCAATCCATGCACTCCATCCAGATATGAATCACCGGATTGCCGTGAGCATCTTCGATCTCTTCCATACGATCCGGGTCCAAATACACCGTCGGATACTTGTATCGTTCGAGATGCTCCGCGCTCATATTGACATGCTTGCCTTTGACCAGATCCGAGATATCCGCGTATCGGGATGCGATCTGTGCCGAGGCTTTGCAGACATCGGCATGTTGCTTGGATGCCTGATCGACGAGTTTCTCGCCATTGAGAGTGTCAAAATTAATCATGAGTATACCTTTCAAAAATAAAGGACAGGTACAGGCCGATGACGGCCCATACCTGTCACGATGTCATGTCAGCGGTATCCGCCGGACAATGTCTTGACGAACCACCAGAAGAAATATAATCCTCCGGTGAGGATGGAATAGATGCAGACCTTCAGAACTCCGGGCCTTGGGGTTCGATTATCATATGACATGATCAATCCTTCTCAACTTTGTGGAACGTCATGGTGTTCATGGCGGAATCCGGTTCGTCGAAGAACCGAGCCTCATAATCGGATTCCTGAACCGTCACCAGCAGCTTCTGCAAATATGCGGTGGTGAACTGTTCGTAATGGTTCAGATTGAAGCTCAGCCACGACTCGGTCACAGCATCGGCGGACACCAGCGGATCGAGCATCTTGACGGAATCCTCATCGAGCTGGGCGTTGCCGTGAGAGTTCTTCATCCACACCTCAGGCGGATTGTACGACTTGAAGTTGATCTTCACCTGAAGCGTGTAGATACCCGGATCGTTTTCGTCACGGCCCTCATGGAACTTGACGTTCAAGCCAAGGTCCTGAAGCGTTTTGGCATCCGATTCTTCGAGAACGATGTTGAAGTTGCGGTTGCCGGCCGGATTGTACTTGCCTTCGCGGCCTGCGAAATTCGTCCAGATCAGACGAACGTTCTCGCATTCGATCTTGTTGACGTCACCGTTCGGGCGCTTAATGATATTGACTGGCATGATAATCTCCTTTTGTTTAAAATGCAAAGCCAAAGCCGCATGTGCGACTCAGGCTTATGATTACTTCTCAGCGAAAATGGTTTCGTTGATGTCTTGTTTCTTTGTTAGTTTGTTGGCTGCTTTCTTCTCCTTACGATTATTCCAGTGGCGACCGATCCAGGCAAACCAAGTCATATCCTTATGCTTGATACGATCTTGAATGCCCGCTTCGATCCCCAGCACGACAATCGTGATGAGAATGAAATCAGCGATGGCTTGGCAAATATCAACAGACATGTTGACTCCTTTTCTTTGATGGTTCTCATTAAAAGCCATGTCTGGTTCGCGACAAGACAAAGAGCAGACCGCATGTGCGGTCCACTCTTTATGAATGTTACTCGGTTACGAGTTGCATTCCGACTTTATGTCCATAGTCATTCACCATGCAGACAGTGAAATCCTCGATAATAAATTTGACTGAATCTGTGTATTTGGCCATCTCATTGTTGTATTGGTCAATAATCGGTTGCCAACGATCCAGAATGAATTGATGGTATTCATCGTTATTCATAAGATCACCATGGTTTGGGTGAGTCTTATCGAATTCCGAATTCCACGAATCAATTTGTTCATTGAATCGATCGGCTTGCCAATTATAACCAATAATAAATGCAGCAGCCATCAACTCCCAGCCATTTCGATTTCTCGGAATGATTTTACCGGTGTTGGTGTCTATGATAGTAATGTGTGCATAAATATCGGTCATGATTAACTCCTTTAATGTGAATTAATATTCTCATTAAAGGCCATGTCTGGTTCGCGTTAAAAAATGATCATCCCACCACAACGGGAACCAAGCTGCGAAAATCATAACCAATACGGCACCTATGAGTAAATATAACATCAGTTGCTCATCGCGAACTTCAGCAACGAGTTGACGCCCTGGTTACGTCCGAGCTGATACCCGATGGCGAAGATGCCAAGACCGGCCAAGGCCAGATATGCCGGATGATCGAGCACGACATCCTTGAGCGTGGACTTGGATTGATCGATGACTTCATTTGCATCGAGTACCTGAGTGGCATCATTATTAGACATGATATTCTCCTTGTTTTTTACAATGGTTGGTTGCATTTCGAAATGGACTTTGAATGGAAGCTTCATTCGCAGTCCTCCGATTCGTCTTGGACCAATCGGACCGTTTCGGCATACCGTACGTCCGAAATCCTATCGATATCACCGGACACCGATACCATTTTACCGCATCCGGTGCAGATGAGAATGGCTTTGATCCGGTTGGCCGTGATATCGAAATCAAGAGCTTTGACCTCGGCATCGCAGTTGCAATGCATGAGATCGTCTACTTCTTCGGTGGTGAGTGCCATGGTTTTACTCCTGTTCTTTGTATACTTCATCAAATGGCCGTACGTCGACATCTCCGCCTTGGACCGTGACCGAGCACATAAGCTGATCGCTGTCCGGGTCGTAGAAGATATCGTCGAGCATGTAATTGATCTGATCCTGAATATCGGGATCGGTCATGCGCATGATCTCGTATTGTTTGAGACCGATGTTCTGACGAAGCCGTTGCAACACGCTTCCGGCCCATATGCGGAACTTTCGTGCTTCAAGTCTGCGAGACGCAAACAATGCTTCGTAGATGCCGATTTCGTTGACGACGAGCATTTGACGGGTTTTCTGATGTCCTCGTCCATCAGAATATTTAACCTCATTTGAACTGAGGTTAAATACGTCGATCGACACTTTCTCCAACATATTCGGTTCGAGTCGTTGAGCTATACCCCAAGTACTGAGATTCAACGCATCGCAAATATCCTTGAGCACGGCCCACCAGTTGCCATCGATTTCGACAAACCTGATACTGTGTCCTCTCCAGTTTTCGGTTCTGGTTTTTATGGTTTACTCCTTTTTATAGTATGATCTGACCTCATTTGAACTGAGGTCAGATAGTATCTATCGTTTCCTTTCACATTCAATCGGTACCATTGCCGGACGATCAAATGTCTCCATCATGGCGATATACAAATCGGAATGTCGAGGTATCGGTCGTTGCTTGGGAATATAGGTCCATAGATTGACGCTGATCATCAGGACCAGTGCCCAAATCGTAACGATCATAGTAATTGACATGATTGCTCCTTATAATTTATGATTGTCTACAAACCAGCTCATGAGTATAAGCAAGCCGAGTGAAATCATCAAACTTAAAAAATCGCTCACACTCATGAGCTGACCTTTCTGATCTGTGTATTATCGAGTCAAGGAAGCAACCAGATCATTGCTTCCAGGATTCGGCGAAATATAGGGTTCGCCGCTTACCAGCCAGTCGAAATCACCATACTGCGAAATATCATTTCGTGCCTCATCGGCGAGATGCTCGTAGTAGGTATAATCGACTTCATCTTGTTTGTGACTGTCTCGGAGAACGCTCGATTCCTTCCAGCGATAGCCCTTGGTGCCGGACAGCGCGGCGTAACCGCCGTTGCCGTTGTCACGGACCAGCAGACCTCCACCGCAACCCGGTTGGACCGGGCTGAAGGCGCTTACCTTGCCGACGAAATCATAGCGATGTTCGTTCTCGGGTAGCCCCTCGTTGAAGTCTAGGTAGATCGATGTCGTGGCGGATTTGGTTTCGCAAAGATCCTTGAAATCAATCGTTTCATGAGAGAACAGCGTCTTGAAGACATATGGTACGGCGAACTGTGCACCCGTTGCCGCCCAATCACCATGCGATGCGGCGTCGTGCCCGTCGTCGCCGTAACAATGATGGGCGATGTACGTCGCTTTGTTGACGATACACATCTTGTCGTAGATCGCTTCGAGTTCGAATCCGTAGCCATATTTCGCTCCCATGTCATTGACAAATGTCACGACGTATTCATCGATATCGGCTATCTTGATTGAATCGGTTTTGATATGCACGACTGTGTAGCCAAGCTCCATAACCTTCTGCTTGAGCAGAAGCATGAACAAGGCGCCGCGTTTCGCAATTTTGTTGTCGGCATTGCGATCGTTGGCTCCATTCCCGACATCGTTGAACTTTGTCGGGAACTTCGCACTGGTCAAACCGTATACCGAATTGATCACGATCTTCAGCGCCTGCGCAAGCGACTTGGTGTTTTCACCCTCCTTAAGCAGTGGAGCCAAAGCACCATCCATACGTCGACGAGCGGATTCGAGATCGCCGTGCTTGATATCAACACGAGCGGCCTTGATATCGCTGAATCGTTTGGTGTATGGACCAAAGAAATTCATGTCCTCAAGACTCGACGGGTGTAGACTGGTCACATCAAGCAAACCGACGTTGCCGAACATACCACCGAGCGTCTTGTCTGGAAGTTCAGGCATGAATTGATCGGCGCCGTCATATGAATATCCTTCGAGACGCTTAACCAGATCGGGATGCATGGTGTCGAAATCCATATCCTGGGATCGATAGACCTCACGATATCGTTCAAGTCGGTCCTTTCCGGTCATGGACCATTGGATCCGACGGCCGTAATATGGGCCGTTATCACCATTTGCCATGCCATATACCCACACATATCCGCCTTCGGAAGGATACTCGCCCAAATACTTGGACTTGTGATCTTTATCAGCGAATTTGTCGAAGGTATACCCGGGAAAGGTTTCGCTCAGATCCGGGAACGGGAATTCCTTCTGCGGATTCTTCGCGTCTCCGAATATGATCTGGGCCGTATGCTGGTTCGTCGAATCATTCGGCGTGAGGCCGGACAGATTCGCCAGACCTTGACGGGCCACGAAATCCTCATGCAGTTTGTTAAACACCGCTTCCGTCGCTCGGACATCATCCTCGCAATATGATTGCACCAGATCCCAGAGTTTCGGATCGACAGGCTTGTCCCACGGCATGCCGAGTTCGTGATGATCGATCCCGAGTTCGATCTCCCACTTCTTTAACGACTGCTTCTTTGCGGAGAAGTCGTAGATATCCGTATAGGAGATGTTGTAGGCATTCTGGAACATGGCGTTTCGACTGCGAGGACCACCAGCCACGATATCCTGAGACAGGTTGTAGAGCTGTTGGTTGTCATAGCCGAGCCAACCCCATGCGTAGAGCATATGATTGTCGTATCGTCGGTTGTTGAATCCGACCAGTGCCTTGCCGCAGAGTTTGCGAACATCCTTCGGATCAGGATTGATCAAGGTCTTCACCGGATGATCCTTCTCATCGCCTGCGTCTTTGAAGCAGATCATGAACAGATTCGGAAACACCTCGACATCGTAGAACGTCAGAATATCAGGTGTCCCGGTATGCTTCGGCGGCTCCAAGCTGTCGGGTTCGTCGGAACGAAGCTTCATATTCGCCACAACCTTCATGCAATAATCTCGATTATGCGTGGAGTTCATGGCGAAATTGAGAATATCAAGACGCATGTCTTCGACGTTATACTGGATGCCAGACTCGTATGCTTCGTCCAGCAACTTGCAGATGAAGTCGATCGATGGCTTGGTTCCGGGACAATATTCCTTTCTTAGGTTTCCTTTAATAAGATTGCGAAGATGTTGCTCATCTTTGATCGCTTTCTCATTGATCATGGTTTTATCTCCTTTGAGAGGAAGACCGCTGGAAATATGCGCGACATCGAGATCGTTGCATATGCTGAGTTTTCTTCGCAATGCCGACTTCCCTCGATACACCTTGCATTCCACGTTGATATCGATCAGAGGTTTGAGTCTCGTCACGTCACCATCGTAAATATAATGCAGATGCACGCCCTTACCGGATTTGCTCAATTCCGCATACGTCGGCGGATACTTCGCAGCTTCGGCAAGATTGCGTTCCAGGCTCTTCTCACCATCATCGCCCTTGAGATCAAAGTCGATGACGATATGATTCTCAGGTACTCGTACCCAATGCAGTTTGGTGGTGTCCACATCTTTCAATGTGGTGGTTACCTGATCCCAAGGCAACCGAGGTCCTCCGGTTGGATTATCGGCGGCGTATTGCGCCGGCCAATCCTGAGCCATGTGGTCAAAAGCGGATATGGTCGAATCGAGTTCGAGTTTTCTCGCTTCGATCGGCTTCGTTTTCTCCACTTTCTCGAATTTATCCCAACGGATTCCCTCGAAACCGGTGTTACGAGTGGATTTGCGACCATTGACGATGTTGTCAGTCGTCTTGTTGAAATATGATGACAATTCGAACAGGAAGTCATCACGTTTCATGCGCATGGTCACGTTGCCTTCATCGCACCAAACCTTATATTGACGCCAAAGTTCGAGACCATCGATATGATCGTTATCTTCAAATTGGTCGAGAACGCTTGACAAGAACGAATACATATCATTCGTTCTGGCCACCATTTCGGTTGGTATGTAATTGCCATATGCGTTCGGACCCATTTCCTGATAGACCTCTCGGCAATGGTGGGCGATTGCACCGAGTTCGAATTTGATGCCGTCCATGGCTTCGAAATATTCAGCATTGCTGAGTTTTCGTCCTGATGGATAGACGTCGATCAACCTTCGGATCAGACCCGATTTCGAGTCTGTGATCTTCACTGGTTTATTCGAAGCCATGAACAGCATCGTCTTGATCGGAATATCATACTGCTTGACGCCTTTCTCATTGACTTTGATATATTCGTGTGAAACAATGGTGTTCAACAATGAATTATCATCGATCTTTGAGAGGTCGCCGTCGCTTTGGATAGCGATGAGCGGAGCGTTTTTGAACGCAGCAGTGGCGAATTGATATCCCTGACCAAGTTCTTTGGCGTTGAAGAACGAAACGTAGTTCCCGAACATCTCCTGGATGATGTTCAGAATCGTCGATTTACCGGTACCGGGAGCACCGGTAATGGCGAAGAATTTCTGAATACGTTTCTGGTCCTTGCCGTCCACGATCAGACCTATGCCCCATTCGAGCTTCTGACGCTCGTCCGGGTCATAGATCGTTTCCATCAGGCGATCGTAGTTCGGTGTCGGACCCTCGATGAGATCATAAGGTAGTTTGAACGATGCGTAGTCGTCGCGATCGACTACGTCGTTGTCAAATATAACCTTCTGATCCAGCATGATGCTGCTGTCATCGAGGTTCTTCAGTTGCGACAAATATCGGTTCCATTGTCCATTGGACATATTGTCCATGTATTCCGGAGTCAAGGTCTTGTCCGAATGCGTTGCGATATACTCGCTGATATCCCTATCAATGAGTTCGGAGAGACGGCCGACACTTCTGGACCACAGGTGCGTATCTGGATCATATACGGCGTAGAACTGTCCACCCTTGACGATAAGGTCCTTGAATCCACGGGCCCTAGGATTCGCAATGACCTTGGTTGCGGTTTTGGTGCTTTTGACTTCAGTCACTCGTATTTGGTCCATACCCACTCCTTTCTAGTCCCACTTATATGGAATATCGTGGTCGGAATTGCCGAACAATGTCCACTGATCGAACAGTTGCATCCGTCGAAGATCCTTGTCGCATCCCTTGATGACGAACAATCCACCATTGCTCCCATCGGCGTTATACTTCCGGTTCATGGTGCGTTCGACAAGCAGTCGTACCGGTTCGGATGCGTCTCCAACGGCATCAAAATATGAATCCGTGTAGGCTTGCAGATCCATATTTTTGATGAAGAGATGCATCCAATCAGCACGAGACAGCTTGAGTGCGAGATCATTATCGACCCGTAGAATCACTGCGATAAGGAATTCCAGGAAGCTCACCACTCCTCCCTGGAATTGCGCTTCACATGGTGCATGATTGTAATATTCGTAATCGCCACGGAGTTCGAGAGCATCGCCTTCTCGATTGGCATCCATGGCGATACGATAGGTGTAACGGATCGCATTCATCGCATGATAGAGTTTGGAATATCCATCATTATCAATACCGACCACATCTTCCAGAAGCCAATCGAAATATGGTTTCACATGTGGTTCGCTCTTAGGCATGTTGCTCCTCCTCATAGGCTTTCCTGGCCATATCTTCGAGCACTCGATGCGACGGCAAGGTGATCTTATCCGGATCGATGCCGAACACCGACTCCTGATATGATTCCTCATGACGTTCAATCACGTAGTCCGTCTCGAACGTATCGTTACGGCAGATCACGACATTCGGATCTTCCTGCCATCCATACTTACCGAATTGCACCAGTACGGCCATATCGATAAGATCATCCGGACGTTCGACGAGCACTCGTCCTTCGGCGAGTTTGTCGTCTCTGACGTAGTAGTCAAGATACACCGTATCGATGAAGTCCGGAGCGGTCTTGTGCTCATAGTCGTCAATCATATACGCGATTCGGTTCGGGTCGATGGAATTCTTGAATCGATGCTCCTTCACTTCGGTGAGCAGCCCGAGAATAAGATTTTCGTCCCCATCGCAAGCATCATATGATGCCTGTTCCTCATCGGTCAACGGCCCATCCCATCGAGGATTGCCGTCATGGATTTCGAATCGCGCGAAGATATTTGTTTCGTCTGTGGTCAAGGTTTCAGGCTCCTGTTCTGGTGTTGGTTTGATTGCTTCGAGTTCTTTTTTGGCGTCGGCGATGTCGCTATCGTACATATCGAGACGATCGGACCGTTCTTGGAGATCCTTCTCGTATGCCGCTTTGCGTTCCTCGTAAGCGGCATCCATGGCATCGAGTTGACGGCCCTTGGACTGACGTTGCTCCTCGAGCTGATTGACTTCGTCCTCCAGCTGTCGAAGTGGTATATACTTTCGATATACGCCGAAATATCCGACGACGGTCGTGACGGCGACGCCAGCCAGAAATCCGATGCCGGCGAATATCAGATTCTCACGATTCATGTTCACTCCTTTCGAATATCATACTGGCGATAATCAAGAAGGTTCCGATTGTGATATATGGAATATGGCGTTTGACCACATACCATATGTTCTTCGCATTGCGTTCTTTTAGGCATTTGCAATCATGAATGATATCGGAGAACGTGATCGATGCTATTGATACTCCTCCGATCATCATGTACGTTTGGGCATGAGAATCATGAGGTTTGTCGATGACTTTATACTTATCAATAGACTTTTTGAGAATAGTATCATCGATCCTTGAAGCATAAGTTACAAATGCCGCCAATGATGCCTGAGCGCGAGAAGCATCTCCAGCATGAGTGTCGCCTAATATTTCTCGGGCATTGGCAATCTCTTCGTGATACTCGTTGATCTCTTCGATATTCATGTCAGGCCTCCTTAGCATCGAGCTGATGAACGAAACCGTCCATTATCGCACAGCCGTAGCGAGTAACAGTGTCAATACCTTCAGCCCATGTCCTGTCATTATATGCCGAAACACACAGATATCCGACGATGGCGGTGGCGGCAGTAGCTACCAGAAATGCTCCGGCATCGAACACGATATCGCCGACACGATTGAACAGATTATCATTGATCTTCTGCATCTGTTCGTCAGACTCGATCTCGTTGTTCTCAGCCTTCTGAATAGCGTCAACTGCTGTTTCGTGCAGCTTCTTGGCATTCTTGGCAGTACGAATTGCACCGACAGCGGCGACTCCAAGAGATATAGCGGCGACAGCGGCCTTGGCGATTTTAATAATGGTTGTAACCTTCATGATTTTCTCCTTAATAAAAAAGGGAGCGCCACGATTCCAATGACGCTCCCGTATCAGATATAACGATCAGATCTGATCGTAGACGATGCCGTCGCAGTTGAACTGAAGCAGGATCTCTTCCTTGCCATCCCATGGGCAATCCTTGACGTTATCCCACGGATCATCGCTGCAACCGAATACACCGAAGTCGACAATCGAATCGTGATCAGGCGTATTGATCCAACCGAGCACAGCACCTTCCTTGGTATCAGGAAGACCGAGCAGACGATAGACATCGTTCAGGAACAGATGCCCAGTATAATCGAGCTTGTTCTGAGCACGATCCAATGCGGACTTCAGCATCACAGTATTCATATCCGGGGATTCGTCATCCCAGATCTGAGAATCCGGTCCGAACCATTTATCGGTTGGACTCAGCGTCTGGACATTCTGCTCCTTCTTGGTCTCGATGACCTTGCCTTTGTCATCGGCGACTTCGACGGTGTCGATGTTCTGATAGAACTTCTGATCGACCTCTTCGCCATACTGGGCTACGACACGTTCGCGGTAATCGCTGAACTTGGCGCTTACCGCAGCGAATGCGGAAGCAACCGCCGTGTATCGAGTCTGGAGGATGTTGTGTGCCGACAGAATGCAGGCGATGCTCAAACCGGTCAGAATAATGGTCGGAGCATAGAGCTTCGCATAAGCCACGGTGGTACGCATGTAGATAATCTGCTTCGATGAAGCTGCTTCATTGACCGTGAAATCGCCGTCATCGAGCTCGCCGTTATCCACCATCTTTTCGAGGGTTTCGACGCGGCTCATCTCGGTTTCATGATTCTTCTTCACGTCATCGATATGCATGGTCGACCGACATGCGGTGACGGTTGCGGCGACGCCAAGTACCAGACCGGAATAGGTCAGAATTTCCGGGCTATGCTTCTTCAGAAAGAGACCGCTCTTAGCTGCGGTTTTGACCAATGTGCTTTTAATAGACATGTTTGCTCCTTATTTGTTGTTGTAGGCGAACTCGGTTTGCAGAGTCCACTTGTTGGTTGATTCCCAGCGAAACACATAACGCGCTCCGCTGAATAATATGATCAATGCCGTATGGTTATCCATTCGGCGGTATTTCTGAACTCGCTCCGAGAGTTCCGGGAAAAGCTGTTGGAATTTCACCATGGCAAGAAAACGATCCATCATATCTCCTCGATCGTGCCTACATCATGATTCGGATCGGACGTATATAGATATTTCCGTCCATCCCTGGTTGTGATCACGGCCGTATTCGGCAATCGTCCCGGCCAATCAATAGTGATATCAATCGTCAAGTTCGCTATCTCCGGAAAATGTCGAAACAGGCGATGTAACCATGATTGATTGACCATGGATATCATTCTGGCTCGATCGGACTTCCGAATATCGTTGACAGTCAGCATCATCTGATGATCGGTGTTATCGATGCCGTCTGTGATTGGATCTATCATCATGATCGTTCCTCGCTTGCTCTTTGATTGCTCGCACTCGTTTGAGCACGATCGGTATTTGCTCGTCTGTCATTTTATCGACTTTATAGCCCCATGACGGATTCGAATACCAGTTCCTCAGCTCGTCCCGGTCGCTCATTGCAGGTGCTCCGTGGGTGGAAGTTCCACGATATATCCGCCATAGATCGATCGAACACGGCTGCCACGAATATCATGCCAGCCCCAATTCTGATCGGTGTATTCAGCGGTGATTCCGGCGAATTCATAGAAATCCTTCACTCGAACGACACCATATTGCTGAATATAATCGTTCATGGCCGTCAGGACCTTTTCAGCCGACGGTCTGTCAGGAAACACGACTTTGCTGAAATCGTGGCGTTCACGAACCGTGCTATCAATCACACGTCGATTACTCGACATGGCGTTATAATTCGTGTTCTGTGAATAACTTGGGTTATCACGTCGAACCAATCGAGGACTGGTCGGGCGATAATCAGACGCGCCCATGCCGTATACCATTCGTTTCGTTCCGCCGATGACCATATCGACGAATGTATCCTTGAGTGCCGGCACCAGCACGTCAGTCAACATATACATCATGACATCTTTCGGATCACCTCCGAAGAAGCGTTTTACACCTTTCTCGACCATGGTATCCTCTTTGAGTTTGCCATGGGCGACTGCTGCTTTCTTTGGCGCTTCTTTGGATTCCGGAAGACCTAGGTTCTGTCGAGAGACATCGACGACTAATGGCTTGCGATCGTCTTCTGCCATGCTCTTTGTCCTTTCGAAATATGCAAGGAAAGGGCCCAGACATCGTCCGAACCCTTTCCTCATTACTTAATATATGGGAATCAGTTATTCTGCTGGTTCAGCTGAGCGAGATACTGAGCTGCTTCCGGAGTGAGTGCAGCCTGAGCCGAGCCGTTGCCGATGGCATTCATGCGCTCAGTCAATGCCTTCGGCACCAGACCGGTGAAGAATCGCGTTGCGAACGTGTCATCGGACATCAGCTTGCCCAACAGGCTGTCGTACGCATCGGACTGCATGAAGATCTCGGTGAGTTCCGGGTTCTTCACGAAATGCGCTTCTCCGTTGTCTTCGATTCGCTTGCCATACGATGCCTTGATCAGCTCATCGATCAGATCGAACATGTCATCGGGAGAGGCCTTGCCGGAAGTCACTGCATCAAGCTTTTCCTGGATGCCGTCCTTCAGCAGTTGACGCATTTCACGCATGGTGAGATGGAAATATGCATCCATGGTCTTGCTGTTGCCGTCGATGTCCTCGTAGGAAATGGTTTCCTTGATCATGTTAGTTTTCCTCCTGTTGTTGATTTGCCATGGCGATCTTTTGTTCGGCCATGAGTTGTTTGAGTTCCATATCCTGTTTCACCGCTTCGCGAATATCGCGATCGCGTTGCGCCAGAATATGGTCCCCGGTTATACGGAATGCATACTTACCCGCAAGCTGAGTAAGCACGCCCGTACAGATGGATTTGCCCAATTGGATGCCAAGAGGCTTCAGATATGGAGCCGCTGCTTTACCGGCTTGGGCGAGTAGGGAAATATAAGACATGATTTGCTCCTTGTTGATACTCAAATAAGATTGCGATAGTCAGCCATCGGCGATTCGTGGAAATTCACCACAAGTGCCGGTTTCCCATCAGGGGTCAGTGTGGTGCTGAAACTCAGTTCAATCGGATGTTCAGACGTCCAACCGAGATCATCGCCACAACCGATATAGGGCAGATCCAAAGCCTCATAGAAGTCATTCAACGATGCATACATTTCAGCATTCATCTTGTAATTGACGTCATTCTGGGCCTTGCGGATCTTCTCCAGTGTCGACGGGAAGAACCGTCCGCTGAATCCGTCCATGCACAGCACATTGCCATCGCCAATGACCACGGCCGAAGTGTCGTCTTTGGATTTTGCGATCTGGTCCTTGGCTACGGCCGCTTCGATCTCCTTGGCTTTCTTTTCGCCAACGATCTCGTGCACCTTATCACGATAGATGGTCGCGGCTTCCTGGGCCATGGTATATGCCGAGGAATACGCGATGATCTTATGTGTGGCGGTCTGGTGGGCGCCGATAATCGCGGTGATCGTCGCACCGACCGTCAACGCGGTCGGAATATAACATGGAGCAACTCGTTTGACGAGCTCCTTCTTGTCATATGGCTTGCCATCGAGCTCCATGCGATACTCCAGCAGACGATCATTCGCCTGAATGGTGTCTCGCGACGCCATGATGGCGGTTCCGATCACGCCCACCACTGCCGTGCCTGTGAGAATCGTATGGGAATTTCTGCCTAGGAATTTTCGTCCTTTTGTGATGATATCGTTCACCATAACGACCTTTCTGATTTGTATATTGTCAGATCACTCCTTACAAGCGATCAAAATATAAAGCCAAAGCCGCATGTGCGACTCTGGCTTGTAGAACAATTCACTCTTGCGAGGAATCTGTGGATTCAGTGTTGGAATTCGATTCATCGGATGAGGAATGGTTCCAATCGTCGTCCTCGTCGTCAAGATCATCGTCGGACTTTCCCAGGTGAATCAGCAGTGCGAGTCCTGCGGCGGCAGCGGCTCCAATGGTGATGTCCCTGATACGGTCCTTATGATCCTTGACGAACTGGACGATCTTGTTGGGCTTCTTCTCCTCGGTCTCGACGACTTCGGTGACTTCCTTGTTCTGATCTTCCATGATTTTTCCTTTCATTAGGTTGTGTATGGTTCTCATTAAGGGAGATGTATGGTTCGCGTTTACAGTGCCTAGAAATGCATCAGTTGTTTGGCGATCCTTTTCCGCAAGACGAATGGGGTCGTAAGCACACTGGTTTCGACTCGTATTGTGTATACGCCATCGGATTCGCGATTCATTATCGTCACGTCTTTAACGTGACCTGAATTATAGATCGCGCCTAACAGCTTGCATTCGGCGGCAATGGTTTTGGCACATGCCTTAACCACCATAACGTAACCTAGCTGGGTGTACTGTTTCAGCCAAGCCAACTTTCCTCCAATTCATCGGAAGGATAACGTCCTCGTTCGTCGTTACGATGAACAACCTTCATATAAGTGTTCTCGATCTCGGTCTGGGAAAATCCGAAAGCGAATGCGATATTTACCAGCGTCTGGTATACGTCACAGAATTCTTCGAGGGAATGCTGGCGAAGCGATTCGTAATCGGCTTCTGGATCATTCTGTCCTTTCAGCTGGTCTTTGATCGCTTCCGTCAATTCGGCCGCTTCTTCAAGTGTCTTGAGCGGAGCATGTTTTCCTTCCGGAATCTGCTCACTATCGAAAGCCAATCCGATGGGAAAATGGACTTCCTGCTCGCCTTTGCTCAAATATACGCCGTATTCTTTCGGGTTATCCCAACTCATAATAAACCTCCAAATTTCTTTTCAAGTCTTGATTTCAGAAAACGAGTTTTGAAGTCGGCACGATTGTCAGGATTGCTGAAATATAATGTCGCCATTCCAGCCAATGGGATAATGACCTTGGTAATCCACAGTCGTGCTTCACGATACAATTCGATTTTATTTTTCATGTTTTGCTCCTTAAAAGGTAAAGCCAAAGCCGCATGTGTGAAATGCGGCCTTAGCCTTGGATGTCATTAGTCATTATTTAGATTCATGTCATCAGCAGTGATCGGATTTTCCTTCTCATCTTTCTCTTGAGCTTTCTTTCCAATGTGGTAGAGAACGCCGAAACCGGCGATTCCTATCAGCATCGAAATTAAGCTGTAGAGAAGGGTGCAGATGGTGTACTTTCCGAAGAAGGTGCTAAACTTCATGATAACTCCTTTATTGATGGTTAATGGTTCTCATTAAAGGGTATGTTTCATTCGCGATTACATAAATTCATATTCGGCATTCCCCAATGACCATCGTTCTGCTCCCCACACGCGAAATATCCATCGAACCATATCGAACATACTGACACCAGCCGCTGATGGCGTTATGTGGCGCTTGATACGACCTATCCATGATCTTGGGAAAGAGTACCGATGCCACCTCCTCATTGTGCAACTGCTCGCGGAAATTCGGTGGTAGATGTTTCAGTGCAATTAACATGTTTTTTCCTTAGTTATAATCAGAATTCCGGATCATGAACAAACACTGGTTGTGGCGCTCGTTCATAATTGATTTCTCCGCGATTGAACGCGTTCATATATCGTAGAATCCGATCGGTTTCTTCAGTCACGGTTCGACTGGTATCGTATCCACCTTTCGAGAATTCCTCGAAATTGACCCATCGTTTGCCGTTGGACATGATGTCCACGACATCGGTAAGCCGTTCCTCGAGTACAGCGAACTGGGCGGCATCGTCGCGTTCCCTACGACTGATTTCCTCCGGATCGTCGCCTCGAAGGAGCAGTCGCTGATATCGAATATTGTCGTCGATATGCAGATAGACTCCGAATCGATCGGTGATGCGGTCTTTGATGGTCAAATATCCTGTCGGATCGAGAATGGTCACAGTGTCGTCATCGGCATTGATATCCTGAAGATTCACGCCGTAACGCCACGTACCGAATATGGTCCGGTATTCTCGAACGGCAACCAAATCCGGCAAAGCAGTATCGAATTCGGCATCGTCCACGAACCAGTAATCCACGCCATCCTCTTCGCCATCACGAGGAGGACGTGTGGTCACTGATACGACGCGCCGAAACCCTCGACGAGCAAGTTCTTCGGCAATGGACGTCTTACCGGAACCCTGTTTGCCGAGAAGGACAATATGATTGGTATAAGCACCGGTCATGTCACCACTTCCTTACCTGGAAATTGGCATGGAATATATCGTTGATCGCGTCAAGTCCGTCCATAATCTGAACATCGTACTCTTCCCAGGTTTCGATTGGAATATCAATGCGACGCTCATATAGTCTGCAAGGAATATCACGTCCAAGCATCCAAGCATAGAGCATATTCAGAGCGATTTTTGGTCCTGAAATATGAGGCGATATCTTATTATGAGATTTGCGAGTGAATTTAAGTCGTCCGACTGGTCTTCTTGCCATGGTTTACTCCTAAAAAATAAAAAAAGCGAATGGCCAAGTGTCATTCGCCAGCAATATGTCAGTCGTGGTAGGCTTGGTCCGACAATGCTTTCAGATAACGTCGTACGACGTCAAGCTGTAGACTTGCGGTTCCGAGCTTGTCCATGACAATACACACAGCATGGTGTTTGCGTTCTTGGCCATTCGGCAGTTGATCGTAATATCCTTCGTTGAGACGACGGATCACGAGATCAACATTTTCCTCTTCCTGTTCTTTGTCCCAAAGTTCCTTGACGCGGTCCTTTGCGGTGCTGAACAGATTCTTGGATGTTGTCTTGATATCCATATTTTCTCCTTTGTGTCGGTTATCCGGTCATTAAAGGACATGGATGAATCGCGATCGAAAATATAAAGCCAAAGCCGCATGTGCGACTCTGGCTTTTGACGTAATCCTATAGATCACATGTCAGATCTTCGGTTTGGGCAGAAACCCGAGGCTTCTCGAACTGATGGTGTGATTTGCTTCGAATCCCAGCAGGATGACGATTCCAGCGAGCGAGACTCCGGCTTTCACGACGGTTTCGATCAGGCTCTTCCGATGGTCATTATAGTCGTTCTTGATGGCGACCAGCGACTTCAGCGATTCCAGATTGTGGTTCGTCATTTCATCGTGACGTTCCACAACCGAACTCGTGACGTTGCCGTCGCCATCAAGAGTGTCTCTTGTGACTTCGGAAGTCCTTGTCAAATCGTCGTTCAAATCGGATTCGTTCTCCGGATTCATCTCCTCCTTGAGACGATCCAAATACGCATCGATCTGTTCATCGAACTTCTGATTAATGCTCTTCGATTGATTGGACATGTTTGCTCCTTTCGGTTATGTTGTCATTAAAGGCGATGATTCATGCGCGGAAAAAAATATAAACGCCATGTCCGGTCTCAGTGGTGGTACGTGACGTTACAGCTATACTCGACATATCGGATAAATGAGAAGCCGTGTGGGTAACGGCTTGTCATTATTAGGATTGATCAAGCTAGAACAATCCGCAGACGATGAGGACAATCGCAATAACGAATATGGCGATGATGGCGATTGCACCCCAGACGACGGTCTTGAAAATAGTCTTGATGAGGTCCATAATAACTCCTTTGGTTGATATATAGCTTCTCATTAAGGACCATGATTCTTTCGCGAACGCATCATCGAGCTCCTTGCCCAAAAATATAAACCATACGCATCATCGGACAAGAAGCAAAGCAGATGGCTCTGCTTCTATTGATCATTCCTGATTAGAGGAAATGGTGTTCAGTGTTCTTGCGTCAAAGCGACCACATAGTACTCTCCAGCGAGAGCAGCGATTGCGATAGCGATGGCGGAAATTGCAGCGAACATGGTTTTCTCCTTTAATGATGGTATGGTTCTCATTAAAGGGTATGTTTCATTCGCGATCAAAAATATAAAGCCAAAGCCGCATGTGCGACTCTGGCTTGATGATCATTCATCAATATACATCGTTTCAGCGATCTTTTTCGCGATTTGATCTCGACGTCCGTGTCCCCACGTAGTGATGGTTATGTACAAGGTTGGATGATCGTAAAATGGATACGTTACTATGGCATGGTCATAGCTCTTTACGTATGGTAAAGAGCCGACCGTGTTAAGAATCGTATTCACTTGATCTTGGTCCTTGCAATATCCATCGGCAGTGAAGGATTCGGTTCGGTTCAAAATCTTGTCGATGATAAGCATGATTACTCCTTTGATATTGTTGAATTTCTTCAATAAAGGACATGTATCATGCGCGAAAAAATAAAGAGCAAGCCGCATGTGCGGCTCACCTTTTTCAGACGAGAGTGATGGTCTTCAGATAATCTGCGAATGCGCTCATGTCTTCCGGGTTGGTACTGACCATAATCACCCGAAGCTTCTTCGTCTTGGTCGCAAGAATACCGCTCTCCGTTTCCGGACCGCAGTGGTTCTTGATCCACCGAACAAGCTTCAGGCAAGTGTGCTGGCTGTACTGTTGGCTGACATAAGTAAACGTATCGTTCATGATTGCTCCTTTATGATAGATTCTCTTGTCATTAAAAGCCATGTACGATTCGCGTCGAGGCAAAATATAAGAGCCCATGCGTGGTGCATAGGCTCTTATATGATATCATTCGGCAGAGCTCTCGGTGGTGTCGTCCTGATCGGTCGACGTGTTCCACTGATCCTTGGCACGCTTGAGCAGCTCGTTGATACCCCAGCTCAGTGCCATGCAGACACCGGAGACCGTGGCCAGACCGGCCGTGGCGGCCTCCATGCCGGGAACGTGACCGAGCCGTGTGCAGACGCCAGCGATCACGATCAGCAAGACACTGAGTGCTGGCAGCCATCGACGCGCGGCCTTGACGAGACGGTCATAACCTGCATCGGTGAGAAATGACGTTTTCTGTTCGGCGTGTTCGGCCATGATATATGATCCTTTCTTCTATGATTTACGTGAGAAAAGTATAAGAGCCCATGCGTGGTGCATAGGCTCTTATATGTTATTCTGAAATGATTGCCTCTATGAGGGCTTTTGATTTACAGATCCTTTTCGGGAACATGATGAATTTCAAACCCTTAACAAAACTTCTACCAGCAAACCAAGGCATATATTTCAGCTTGAAACTTACACATCTTACCAGTCCGTCTTTTTCGATGACTTCGCATGGCATGCGAATATCACCGTCATATACGGTACCGGTAAGTGCTAAGCATCCAAGATGTGTTACACCCTTGATCCTTAAGTATCCGTTCTTGAGTTGTGCTTCATAGTGTCCATTAGAGATCTTGTCGTTGTTCATAATGGCTCCTTTCATTAAGGGCCATGTATGTCACGTGACGTCTTAATGATCCATAGCACTATGAAACGACGAAACCGATTTGAATGGAAGGTCCGATATGTCGTCGATCATTTTCTTCGCCAGACCGTTTGATCCTGACTCCAGATAAGGGTCGCCAAGATACTTCATGAAATCGTCATATTCCTCATGGGTGATCCACCCGCGATCGATGAATTTCTGACCCTCCTCTATGATTCGGTAATGTGCTATACCACGAGTCATAAGAATTCCGGTATCTTTTTGTTTTACTTTATGCAGGATCAACGTCCACAATCCACTGGATGCGAATACCGATCCAGCGATTGTAATCAACATTTCGATCCAATGCATTGATATGATCCTTTCTATATAATATCTCGGAGGCTCCTGG